CTTCAAAGGTGTACGTCAGGATTTTGTTGGTGCAACAGTTGTATTGGCGCGACATGCCATGTCGCTTGCATGGCATCGTTGGGGATTGCATCGGCGGCTGTTGCATCCATGCCACGTGGGAGGTATGCTGCACTGCAACATGTAACAAATTGTAACTGTCGAATATTTATTGAACCAATCTGCAGGGGTGTGGTCATACCTATACAACGTCAGCAATTGTGCAACGTTGCAACGATGGAGGCAATATGGAATCAATCAACACGCCCGCGGGGTTGATGGAGGCAATATGGGATATTATACATGACGAGCCCGATTATGCTGTGTTTACACGCGCGGCAATGAAAGCACGATTGCCGTATGGGAAACGGGTTGATAATGCGATTGATCGGATGCTGCAACGGGGGGAATTGGTGCGGGTAGCTGACGGTCGGTATAAATCAATCCATCGGTGAACTTCACATAATGCCCATTGTCTAACTAGTGGGTATTGTGGGAATGTTCCCAACCTGTCCCAACAGGAACTAACTAAATGGAGTGCTCAATGAAACATAAACATTTAAGGCATGGGGTAACTTACCACGATAACGGACTAATCGCGGTAAATCAGGGAATCTGTAACGGATGCCAATTGTCCTACAATCCTGACGATGGAATGTATTATGTGCAAGACCCACGTAATCCCGACATTACAATTGGTCGATTCGTGCATTTCAGGAATGCACTAATGCGCGCACGAGGGCAGATACATCGACGGAAATAAATGAACTTCGCGTATTGCGCATTGTCTAACAGTGCGTAATGCGGGAATGTTCCCAACATCAGACCAATATTGGTCTAACTAATGGAGTGCTCAATCATGAAAAAACAAATCAGCGGGACAATCGTTACATTCACTTTCGACGGGCTGGACAGCGTAATGTTCGATGCAACTAAAGTTAGTGCGCCTAATCGCGCGTATGCGGAGATGCATGGGTGGCAAGCAAGGATTGGGGATAACGCGGCAATTGCGAGGAAGGATAAGAACGGGAATGTGGTCACGGTCACGGAGGCAATGCGTAGGGAGGCCGTCCTTGAACTGGTCAATCATTACCAATCGGACAGCACGGACTGGACCGTTCGCGGGGGGACACGGGCTGCGCCACAGAATCCGACTATCCTCGCAATCGCGGCCAAGCTCGGGCTGACGTATGAACAAGCGGAAGCGGAAGTTCAGAAGCGCATGTTGGCAGAATTGTCCGAATAGGACATACATTGGGCAGCGTGACAGGCTGCCTTGTTGTATGCCCCTTTTGGGCGTGCTTAATAGAAGGAGTGCTCAATGCAAACTAATTCAAATGAGTATGCTGCTACACGTGTAGCTTGGGATAAGAATGATTGCTCAATTCGCGCGCTAGCTTGTGCGGCAGGATGCTCGTATGAGCAAGCTAGTGCGATTTACAGCGCGGCAGGACGGATCCTTAAGAAAGGAACTACACTGAAAAATACGAGGAAAGTGTTGGAAACATGGTTCGGAATGACCAGACTATCAGATGTAAAAGGCGATACATTAGCTGTATTTATTGCTTTACACCCCCACGGGCGCTACATTGTGCATAAGGATGGACACGCCTTTGCAGTAATTGAAGGTATTGTGCATGACTGGGATAGGGATATTAAACGACAGCCAGTGATTATAGATGCTTGGCAAGTTACGCCCATTACTGCGAAAAAACTGGAGGCATTGAAAGATTTGTTTGTGTAAGATTGCAGATACAGCACATTCCCCAAGTGTGCTGTGTCGGCAATGTTGCCGGAACCAAGAAGGAGTGCTCGCATGGATGAAATACAGGAAATAATGAACAAACTTGATTTATACCAGCCTAATTGGTTTATCTCTTGGGCAGACACAACAGATCTACGAGACTACGCACGAGGAGGAATAAACAAAGAAGGATTGAGGCACCGACAACAAGATAAGGTAATAGCAATAAGTCACGCAATGGCTGCTTGCGGTTGGAGGAAAGTATGACTACTGAACTATTTGATCTACTGGAAGATTGCCCAGAATTTCGGGCGACGGTGGGAGAGATGTTGGAAGAACTGCAGGAAGGAGAACGGGATGATTAGTGCGCTCCTGCTACTGATGGCAAGTATTCTGCTCCTGGCTTTCTGGCGATAAGTTTACAGACTGACGGAGAGGGGGAGAAGGAGGAAAATTCTCCTCCTCCTCTTCCTTCTGCTCCTCCCCTCCTACCCCGGTTCGAGGGGAATAACGACTGGGTATTTATTAAGGGGTTTTATTTTAAGATTTTTTTTTCATAATATCTCCCTTTTAAATCAAGGCTTCCCAGTATCCTCGATATTGTGAACCCGTCGGGATGAGAGGAGCAGGAGGAGGGGGAAGAAGGAGGAGGGGAAGGAATTTTGAACTTTCTCACCAGTTAATTGTCTAATTAATATGCGTGCGGGAATTGACTCGCCGCCGACACAGGACAGCCGACTATGACAAGAAAGACTTTAACACCAAGCGCAGCGATGGAAATTAAACGACTCTATTCCCTTACCGATGAAAACGGGAAACAACTCCACACTATGATGGATATAGCGGAGATTATGGGAGTAGGGGAGACTACGGTTTACAGGGCGATTAAGAGTAGAGGAGCGTATATGGCAATACCTGCGCTTAAGACAGATGATGACGCAGCAGCTTCGGAAAAACGTTTCAGAGAAATGAACCCGCAACTCTTCCCAGAAGGAAACATGGTGGATAAGATGCAGCAACAAGTTACGGAAAGGAAAGAAACGCCAGCAAAGATGCTAGATGAGATAGAGGACACACCTTTCACAGACAGGAAACTCGCAAAAGAGCTAGGATACTTATGAGCACGCCCGACGAAACACAGGAACAATTCCTTGATCTCCCTCCCAAATTCCGCTCCATTGCGCAGCAGCACGGGAGGGAAATGTTCGCCCTTTACATAAATACAAAGCTGATAAAACAAATCGCCGAACAGCTTTCTCTCGGAGTAGAGAAAAGTCCACGAACGGTTAAAGCGCTCCGCTTGTTCTGTAAGTCCTACAACGAACTCTCCCACGAGTATGCGGAAAAGCAAGGATGGACGCAAGAACAAATTGCACACTGTGAGCGGGATATGCAACTTGTGCTAGAAGGGCGGCTAGTGGTGCTAGAGGGCGGGAAGATCCTCCTCGACAGTTAACGGGACGCTGCGGAACTCGTCCCGGCAGTAACTGTCTAACCAATACATGCGATTGCATGGATACTAGGAGTGCTTACATGGCCGAATCGTTGAAGCAAGTATTGATGCGCAGGGATTCCCTCTCCGCCGCCGAAGCAGATGAGTTGATTGCAGAGGCAGCGGTGCGAGTACAGCAAGGGGACGATCCAGAGGAAGTGCTAGAGGAAGAGTTTGGGCTGGAACCAGATTACATCTTCGATCTGATAGGAGCAATCTAATGACTACGAACACCTTCCCCGCAGCAGCAGAACCAACCGTCTTCGACCCGCGGCTTCCCGTTCAGCCCATCTACCCTTTCCACTTCTCCCTCCTTCACAAGTGGGAGGTGCCGGCGGAAGGGCAGCCAGTGCGACAGATTGCTCGTGCGCAATTACCCGAAACGGAGTCCTGACATGGAGCATATAATTCGTTTCACTGCAGGCTATGATTGTATCGCTTTCGAGTGTAAGTATAACTCTCCTCGCTGTAAGCCGGGACTCGGCGGCTCGCATGGTAAGCATGGAGTGAATCTTCTCTTCGTTGCGAAGGGAGAGAAAGGGGCAGTGCAGTTCCTTCTTTACACTGGCTGGATACCGCAACGACAGTGTTATCATGAAGATAGTGCACACAAACCACTCCCTGCAGACCTTGGTTATCATTCCAAAACTCCTCGCTACTTTGAGCATACTCCACAAATAGATACTTGTGAATACTGTGATGGACAGCCTTGCTACTACGACGGCTCGACTACGAATGCAGATTTTGCAATGCAAACTCTTGTGAATGGAGGAGATGAAGCGCTATGGAAATTTCTAGATAAATACTACGCCTGTGTGTTTGAAGGCGGGAAATTTCCGAAAGCCGCAAAATATCCCACAGCACTTCGCTCTATATGAATAAGCATTATCCAAAGCGTAGTGCCGCCGAGGTAGAGCGCCGCTTGCGCGTGTCTGCGTTCTGGATGGCGCAGATCCGCGCAATCCTTTCTCGGCCGCCGAAGACCCCGGAGCGATTCATGCAACTCCCCCTTCTCGAACTTCAACCGAACGGAGATTACAGGTATGGAACAAAGCCCGATGATGCAGGAAATTGAACGAAGAGAGCGCCGCCGACTCGCTCGGCGCAGGTGGGACACAATGAAGGAAGGCTGTATGGGCCTCTTGCTCGTATTGGCAGTGTTAGGAATCTTCGCCGTCGTCGCTAGCTTGGACTGGTGGCTCTGCGGAGGACCGTGCAGGTGAAGTGTCCTCCGCATTTCTGGCAAGCAGAGAACTTATTGAAGTCTCATGAGCCGCCGGCAGGAGGAACATTCCTGGAAGTTCACTTAACCTGCATCCATTGTAAGAAGGAATATCCTACACAAACTTTCAAAAAGTATCAAAAGACTGAGGAACTCAACCCCGGCGGGATTGTCAAATCATTACAACCAACAAAACGGAGTGCTCAAGATGGTAAAAATTCCCCTTAGTTACGAACTTCCTCTCCGTAACTGGTATAAGCTGCCTTCCGGCCTTTGGACTTCCGTTGAATGGACAAAGGAGACACGACAGGCCGCCGAAGCAGCCCGCTACAAGTTCAAGTAAAACTGGAATCCCGCAGCCGCCAGTTCAATCCAGAGGCTGCACACACCTAGGAGTATTAAGATGGCTGAAGCACAAGCAGAGACAGTAACGAAGAGTAAGACGGAATACACCGCTGTGCAGATGAAGGATGGCCGCGAGGTTCGCTTCGCCGGCAAGCGGAAAGTCGATAAGAATATGATTATTGACGAGAGCAAGATTGCGATTGAAGGCGACACGATTCAGATGCAGGCCGGCGCAGTCGGGATTCGGATGGACTTCCGTAACGGGGATACTCGTACGTTCTACCCGCCTCTCTCCCTCTACGCTCAGTTCCTCGGGCACGGGGGTGAGCAGAAATACGGGGACGAGCTGGCCACCACGGCGGACAAGCCGCTGTCTGAAGAGGACATGGTCCTGGCGGTGGATGACCTAGATGCGGTGATACAGAAAGGTTCCTGGGGTCGTGGTCGTGCTTCTGGTGGTGGGTCAGTCAGTGGTGCAAGTATCGTGGTGCAAGCTATCCTCGAAGCGACCAACGCACGGAATGCTGCGAAGGGCAAGCCGCCGACCACACTCGAGGCGATCAAGGCTTACATTCAAGGGAAGCTGGAGAAAGATCCCGAGCTCACTCGTCGCGCGCTCTACGATTCCTTCCGGGTCGCAGGGACGGAAACGGGGATTATAATTAAAAGATTGGAGGAAGCGAAGCTGGCGAAGACCGCACGTGTAGATGCTAATGCGGAGCTGGACACTATAGGAGAGTAAGCAGCAGCCAGGGCAGGGCCCCTGGTCACACGAAACAACTCACTTCGCCCTTAGTATGAAGTGAGGCCAAGGCCACCCTCGAGGTGGTCGCGGCACTGAGAAAGCCCTGAAATATTGGGATACTCAACCAGCCTCCCCGAGCCATCTCGAGAGGCGAGTCTCCCCGGAAAGTTTGAGCACTCCACGGAGAGGCGGCAAGGGTAGTGGTCGAGGGATTCCGTAAGGGCCCTTGGTCTAACAGAGAAGGCGAGGCGCTTGCGCTATTAAGCCGACGGACTGTAGATACGCTGCGGCGACCACGACTTTGTTTCCCCCACGGAGTGCACATCTTAGGAGTGCTCAGTTATGCCAACTTGTCGCCATTGCGGGGAGTCTATCACGCCAGAAGAAGCAGTCCTCCACGCGAGGGAGGGGTTCCATCTTCGCCGCCAGCGGCTGGACAAATTCTTCACCGGCCTTTTCACCCGTCGAAGTGATCCCACCACTGAGCGTGACACTTCCGACGACCGCTACAACGATCCCCGGCGCGGACAGGCCGCCGACCTCAACCGCAAGTAAATGAAAGACTTGTGAACTTTCCGCCGTAGTTGCGGTCATATTAATACCGATGCCCGTTACAACGGTGTAACCGATACCCATAACCAAGGAGTGCTCAACATGGCTAGTGCATTAATTTACGCAGTCTACCGTAAAAAACAATATCAGTGCCTTTCCGGCAAAGAAAAACTTGATTATATAAAAGTGCCTATCAAAGGTGGACATATGCTGCTACGCATAGTTACATCTGGTAAACATTTCGACGATTTAATGGATACAGCACATTGCAGAGAATGCGAAACACTCTGTAATTGTATTCCCCTTGCTCGTTTTATCTAGTAGGAGTGCTCCCCAATGTCATTACAAGATATAGAATCCCTTGACGAACTCTTCTCCATCGCAAAGACGCAGCTTCGCGCAGCTCGTGCCGCCGAGGACGCAGAGCTGAAGAAACCCCGGCGAATTAAGCCGAAAGATACCCTTCCTCCACCCGACCAGCTGTTTCTTGATCCAAAGAACTGGACGCTTACTCGGACCGTCGCGCTCCTTCACAAGGAGACGCAAACAGTCCTAGGCACATTCTCCGAGTTAGTTCATAACACGGTCGAAGGAGCAAGGCGGCTGGTTCGGGTGGACTCCCCCTCCTCGGTCGAAGGGACGGAGGAAGTCTCCGGCGACTGGTGGTTGGGGAAGCACAGAGAGATCGCCTCCCCGCAGAGCTGGCATTCCACCCAGACGGTTGTGATGGACCTTCGTCTAGCAAAACTTGGCGTCTACACAATGCTTTGTGAACTGGACGTGCGACTGACCCAGGGAGCAATTGCGCGGGTGGAACTGGCGGCCCCTACTCAATTCGTAGGAGCGGACGAGGAACTCCTCTGGCTTCCCGCCGGAACGAACATCCTGGAAGTGATGGATCAAGATACCAAGATAGCGCTCCGGGTGGAGATGGAGGCACAGAAATGACCCGCTTCCCTCCTCGCGGTTACGCTTCCTGCGAATCTTGGGCAGCCTTCAACATCTGGGCAGATGCCCATCACGTCCCTGGCGATTCCCTCTCTGGCGGCACTCGACATCAATGGGAAAGCTGGTGGGAATGCTTCCTCGCGGGATACACAAAGGGGATTCTTGATGCGGACAACGAAGCAGATGAGGGGGCAATAAAACTGTGATCACACTAAGATGCCGCCCTTCCGAGGGAATTGACTGGACCACCGCCTCCTTCGACGGGGAGCATTCTGAGCTTGTCGCTCATTCCTTCATCGCCAGAATGCAAGAGTGCGGGTGGGAGATCCTCCAGTCCGCCGCCGAGGAAGGGGAATTTGACGAACTTGATGACTGGTGGAACTCCTAATGCCTAAGCCGAAGAATCTAATCCCCTCCGTCAACCTCAACCTGAAGCTCCCGGAGGACATTCACGGCAGGGTTATGCTCCACCTATTCTCCGCCGCGGAGGGGCGGGTTCCCCTGGGCGCATACCGCCAGTTCTACATGGAACTCGTCCAGGCATTCTTCAACAATAAGCAACTCGATCTCGCCCCTTTCGCAGGGACGGAACCGGGAGTTTGTGTGGTAAGTGGGTCGCCGGCGAGTATCTCCGTGCTGCTTAAAACTTTGAAAGGTGAGGTACCAGTATGAATACACCCGACTTTGAACGCGGTTACAAGTGGGCAAGAAACGCCTTTCGTATAGAAGGACTTACAATGGAAGCAATTGAAGCTTACGCTTACACACAAGAAGACGAATTTGACAAAGGAATACAACAGTTTCTTCGTGATGAAAGAGAGCCAGTATGACCAGTCCAATCTCCCCTGAGCTGTCCCAGAAAATCTCCGAGTGGCGCATTCGATGTGCAGACGGGACGATCACGCAGGAAGAAATGATAGAAGCGGTCCGTTACCTCCGCGCGGGAAGGGTCGCTTCGGCTTCCTCTGCCGCCGTAACGAAGCGCAAGGCGGCGATTAAGGCCATTCCGAATGCAGCAGATCTGTTGGATGAGATAGAATAAGTTAACCTGAGATAGAAGGAGTGCTCCAAAATGGGAACAGATATACACGCAATAGCACAAGTAAAAAAGAACGGAAAATGGGAAGATATAAGAATGGAGTGGGAACAAAATCGCCATTACTTACTCTTCTCCTGGCTTGCTGATGTGAGGAACGGTTATAGCTTTGCCGGAGTTCCTACTTACAAGGCTATAACACCAATAACTCCACCGCGCGGGCTGCCGGAAGATTTTGAAATGCTAGATGAAGCGCATCCAACAACACTTATCACACTGTCCGAACACGCACAAAAGTATCAAGAGGATAAAGAACATCCCACTAAATGGATGGGAGACCATTCACATTCTTGGCTACTAGCCAGTGAGATACTTCAAACTCCGCCGCCCACGCAACTCTGGCATTGTGGAGTAGTGCCAATAGATTTCTTTACAACCTGGGATGGGCATACTCCTCCGAAGACCTGGAGTGGTGAGATAAGCGGGGAAAGGATAATCAGAGCACCCACTCCGGTAGACGTGACAGAAGAAACAACCCATGTGCGAATTTTTTGGAAAGAGACGCAGAATGAGTTACAGTACTTTATCGATGAAGTGAAGAGACTGAAAGATCTTCACGGAGATTTTCGGCTTGTCTTTGGTTTCGATTCTTAAGGAGTGCTTAAATGGAAAAGACCGTGTATGTGTATGCTAACTGGAATACATATCATAAGGAATTCGACTATCGCCTTAGCAGTTACGAAAGAACAGATGAAGTCCTTGTAGACACGCAGCAAGTAAAATTCGAGACACTCGACGACAAGAAACTCCGCGTCGCCATGTATCAACTTCTCGTTGTGAAGAAGCAACAGGTCCTGGCAGACGCGCAAGTGGAGGCGAACGAGATTCAAGAGCAAGCGAACGAGCTGCTGGCGCTGGAGGATCACAGTAATAATTCCAAGGAGATACTATGACTAAATTGCTTTCAAAAGAATTACGAGGAAGTAAAACTTGGAATGCTTGGCGTTCCATGAAAGAGCGTTGCACAAATCCTAATAACAATAGCTATAAAAACTATGGTGCAAGAGGGATAACTTTCGATCCTCGTTGGAATGACTTTGCTGTATTTGTAACAGAAGTTGGAAAATGCCCGGAAACGGTTGAAGCAATCTCTCTTGATAGAAAAGATAACAATAAGAACTATTATAAAGAAAACTGTCGATGGGCTACTCGTAGACAACAAACTTTAAATTCTAGATTACGTAGTGATAATACAAGTGGAATCAAAGGAGTATATAAAGGTCATTATACTGGAGAATGGGTAGCAACAAGTGTTTCTCAAGGACGGCACGAACAACTCTATAAAGGGTTTGACTTCTTTGAAGCTTGTTGCGTAAGAAAAAGCTGGGAAGCTCAGTATAATAGAGGTGAAGTATGAGACCGCCCTTTCCTTCTGTTATAGATTCGTCAATGATGGCTGCGTATAAAAGTTGTGGACGTAAGTCATATCTAGAATATTTTGAACACTGGAAATTACAAAATCAATCAATTCACTTACACGCGGGAGCAGCCTATGCCGCCGGTCTCGAGGCCGCTAGGACTGCATTCTACGTCGAAGGGGCCAATCCTCAAGATTCAGTTGCCATTGGACTCCAACGGTTACTTACTGCCTATGGAAACTTCGAATGTCCCGCTGATTCTGCCAAGTCCGCCGAGCGAACCGCGGGTGCCCTTGAATTCTACTTCGACCGGTACCCTCTCGGGACGGATAAAGCGGTCCCCTTAACTCTCCCCGGCGGAAAGCTCGGGATTGAATTCTCCTTCCTCGAGCCCCTTGATCTGAAGCACCCTGAGACCGGAGACCCCCTCCTTTATTCCGGTCGCCTTGACATGATGTGTGACTACGAAGGAATGCACCTCGGGGAGGACGACAAGACCGCTTCTCAACTTGGCGCATCCTGGCCCCGGCAGTGGGATCTTCGCTCCCAGTTCACTTCCTACGTCTGGGGCGCAGCGCGTGGTGGGATCAAGCTCGACGGCTTCCTCGTTCGGGGAGTCTCGATCCTTAAGACAAAATACGACACCCTCCAAGCCATCACCTACCGACCAACCTGGCAAATAGATCGCTGGTATGAGCAGCTCCTTCGAGACCTTCGCAGGATGATTCAGAATTGGGAGGAAGACTACTTCGACTACAATCTTGATCACGCTTGTGCAGAGTATGGCGGCTGCCCCTTCCGGGACGTGTGTCAGATGAGGGACCCGACAGATCTTCTCAAGCAACGCTTTGAACGAAGGAAATGGGACCCAGTGTCGAGGAAGGAAACTATTATCGCCGCGCTGGATGGAGAGTGAGATGCATAAAGAATTGAATTACGCTGGAGATCTGCACCAATGCAATGTATGCCTTAAAGGTTTCAGGCTAAGCGACTCGCAAAGTTGCCCGTACTGTGAACTCGAAGCCTGCGCGAAGGATGCGGAGCGACTCGCATTCGCTTACTCTCTTGAGCATGCCGCTTCATCTGTAGAGAAGAACATTATCACCCGCAATACAACCCACGGACAGCAAGGCGGCAGAACACACGATCTTATCGCAGATGGCGCGTCCTACAGTGCTGTTGCGTGCAGGGAGGCTGCGCCCCTTGGTGATGAGCAGATCGACGACATTAAAAACTGGTTGAAGAATGTTGGCTGCAAAGTTGCAATTGACAGACTCATGGACCAAGCCAAAGAAGCAAACCGGTTGGGCATATTGCTCGATCAACACTTTCAAATGGTCGCAGAACTTCGTCAAGAACGCGACGTACTCCGGGCGCAGATCGAGGGGGAGGGGAAATGAAAGCGTTAGGAGGCTTACTCGTTGTATGTGTCATAGCCACCATTATCTATGGATCATCTTGGGCAGCAAAGAACTTGTCATACATCTGGTGGTATGAAGATTTGGTTAAGCAGACAGTTAAGGAACTGGTCAAAACAGATTCGCTAAAGGACTCGCAGAAATGACCAAAGCAGACAAAGGACTGACATGATCGACGTTGAGAGAATCTATGCTTTGAATTTTGACCGATGCGGTATGGTGAACGCAGATGATAAACGGTTATTCGCCCTCCAAGCCGTCGCCGCTGCTGTACGGGAGGAATGCGCGAAGCACATTGCAGAAGTCGGCGTGGACTGGAAAGCAGAGGGCGATTACGTGAAGTCATACGCAGCAGACTATCTTGAGAATAGAATCCGCACCTTAGAGAGTGCGAAGTGAGAGACAGTTTTACAATCTTAATTGTGTCTATCCTATCTGTAAGTATCGGATTTGCTTTCGGCGGCGCCTGGGAAGTAAATCAGCAAAGAAGTTCAGTTAAGAAAGTATTCCCCATCACCATCCTTTTTCCCACGAAGGACGCCGCCGAGGTTGAATGGCAAAGTTGCATTATCAATCTCAACACTCGTAAACGTACTTCTTACATCTATTGCCCGGAGAAAGATAATGTTAACGTGGTTCCTGGGAAGTCGTAGTTATGAAGGCCAACTCGCTCCTTCCCTCGGCGTCAGTATCGCACTCCTTTGCCCCCATTGTGGGGAGGTCTGGGCGAGCGTCTTCCAACCTCCTCGGCGCTGGGCAGTGCAGATAACCGCCTGTGAAAAATGTCCTTATTGGCTCTTTGAATGGTCCCCTCCGGGGAGTTTAATTGGAATACTTGGAGGGAATGAGCTTCACCTGATGCCACCAGAGCTATTGAAAAGAGAGTTAGAATTGCATCTTAACTGGAATGAGAAAGGAAGACCAGAATGACTACTGAAGTAACTGACACCCGCACACTCGTCGGCCCCAAGATCTGCATAATGGGGCTCGGCGGCACAGGGAAAACCCACTCCCTTGGCACGCTCGCAGACTGGTGCATGAAAAACGGATTCGAACTCGCCATCCTCTTCACCGAGAATAGTAGTGAGACGTTCCTCGGATACTTCCGGGACAGGGGGGTGGAGCCGCCGCCGAACATCTACTGGCACCAGCAGCAGACGAAGCCGATCTCCCTCGCTTCCCTAGTAACTGCCGCCGACAACGTGGGGAAACTGTCCTATGAATCTCTCGCTAAGTCAGTGGACGGGAATCGCGGCGGAGAGAACAACGCGTTTTGGAAGATACTCAAATCATGCTCCGATTTCATCGACGACCGCACCGGGAAATCCCTTGGACCGGTGGACAAGTTCCCCCTGAAGCGAGTATTTGCGATGGACTCCCTCACCGAGACCAGCAACGCCGCTATGAAGATGCAGATCGGCTCCCGCCCGATGGCCTCCCCCGGTGACTACGGGGTGGCACAGAATAACTTGATGAACTTCCTCCGCCTCGTCACTCAGGGATGCGATTGCCCGTTCGTGATAACTGCCCATGTGGACAGGGAGACCGACGGGGTTACTCAGTCCACCAAGATCATGATTAAGGCGATCGGGAAGGCCCTTGCGACGGAGATTCCCACCCTTTTCTCCGAAGTCATCTACGCGAAGCGGGACGGAGCGAAGTTCACCTGGGACACCGCTGAGTACGGGGTGGATGTGAAGACGAGGAGTCTCGGCTACCGGGCGGGGATTGCTCCCGACTTCGCACAGATCTTTGACGTGTGGGCTAAGAGAGCGGGAGTGGGGAAATGAAAGTCTCCGCTCTACGTGAATACCTGAAAAATTTTCCTTCTGACTCGGATGTACAGGTTTTGTGTGAAGATTGCATGCTTCACTTCGACGAGGAAGATGTTACTCTTACCCGTAACGGGGTCACAGAAATTTATGTAGACTTTTCAAAACCGGAGAAGAAGAAATGAGCCGCCGCCAGCGTACCATCTTAACCCTAAGTGTCCGCATCCCTGTCCCTGCAGGCTACACCCAGAAGCGTGTGATGGAGGAGCTCGACAAATACATCCACGCAGTCCCCAATTCCTCCTACGCGAAATCGGAGATTCAAGTAAAGCTAGAAGGGAAAGAGACAACGTATTACTAAGCATCAAACGCCCCCGGCGCAGAGCGTTAATCTGCCCGACAACTGAAGGAGTAATAGCATGAGTGAAGCAATGAGTGGTTTCGACCCACAGAAGTTCCTGGATGCGCAACAGACCGAAGTCAACGAGAAGCGCCCCCTGATCCCGGTGGAAAATCCTGACGACCCGAACGGCCTTTACACCGCTGTTATCGGGGAGATCAAGACTGACTCCGGCGTGATCGGGAAGGGAGAGCGTACAGGCCAGCCTTGGATCAGCATGGTTATTCCGTTGAAGCTCCAATTCCCCCCACAGGTGCAAGCCCTCGGTCTCCCGCCGGAGTTCCAACTCACCGACCGGGCCTTCCTCGACCTCACCCCCCAGGGTGGGCTGGATAACAGCAAGGGGAAGAATCGAGCGCAGAAGGCCTACCGCGACGCTACCGGGATGAATAATCCAGGGGAGCCGTTCGCGTGGAGGATGCTGCAAGGGCGGACAGTGAAGGTGAAGCTGGCCCACGAACTGTACGAAGGGAATATTGTGGAGAAAGTTGCACAGGTTCTTCCGAGTTAATCATGAATGCACCTCTTATCCAGATTGGCGGACATTTCGAGAAGGACTCGACAAAGAATCTAGGAGACCTCATCTCCCGGATTTTTGAGTCGGCGGCTAAGAATCGGATGGAACAAGAAACTGTCCGGGCGGCCCTTGCTATAATTTCAAAAGGACTCACCGCAGACGCTAGTATTAATAATTGCACCCTTACAGGTGAAAAGTCGATGTAGTTTTCCTGGGCCGCCAGCTTTTATTATGTCAGCTGGCGGCCTCTTTTCCCCCTTTCTGTTGGAGTAAGTAAGTGAAAACAATCCCTCTCTCAAAAATAGTAATCTCCCCCGACCGCCAGCGTCGTACCTTTCCTGCCGCTTCCCTCCAAGAGTTTGCAGATGGAATATCGAAGCGAGGGTTACTGCATCCGATTATTCTTCGCCACACTTCTGCCTGCCTTGAACTTGGTGAAGTTCCACAGTTAACCTTAGTCGCCGGCGAACGTCGCCTTCGCGCCATCACAGACCTTGCCGCCCTCGGCACTTCCATCCAGCACGACGGCCAGGAAGTTCCCCTCGGCCATATCCCTTACACTCTATTCACCGACCTGTCCCCCCTCGCGGCGGAAGAGGCCGAACTCGAGGAGAACACGCATCGTGAAGATCTCACTTGGCAAGACCGGGCTGCTGCTGTTTCTCGGCTCGCATCATTACGAAATAAACAAGCCGCCGAGAGTGGAAAGACCGCTCCGACGGTCGCGGACATTGCAACTGAAGTCCGAGGTTCCGCTGACGGGAGTTATCACGAAGCGACGCGACGGGAGCTACTCCTTGCGCCTCACCTTAGCCGACCAGAAATCGCCGCCGCTAAGTCGGCGGAGGAAGCTTTCAAGATACTCAAACGTGTTGAGTCCACCGAGCGAAATGCTGAGCTTGGACTTCGGGTGGGACGAACTTTCTCCTCTGCAATCCACACCCTTAGGAATACTGATGCCCTCACCTGGTTACAAGAAGCGCCGGCGGAAAGCTTCGATGTGATCCTTACTGATCCTCCCTACGGGATGGGGGCAGATGAGTTTGGAGACTCGGGGGGAGCAGGCGGGGCAGTCGGGGGACATGCTTATGTAGATGATGAAGAAAACTTTCATCGAATAATGAAAGTGCTTCCTTATGAAACTTTTAGAGTCGCTAAAGCACAAGCACATTTATATTTATTTTGCGACCCTGACTGGTTCATATTCTTACGAAATGAATTTAGATTTGCAAAATGGACCTGCTTTCGCACCCCCCTTATCTGGCTGAAGAAGGGAGGGATGCGCGCTCCCTGGCCGAAGGAGGGGCCACAGCGGAAATGGGAATGTCTCCTCTACGCGGTGAAGGGAAAGCGGCAGACGTTGAAGCTCGCCGGGGATGTGTTGGACTTCCCGCCGGACAGCAACCTCGGCCATTCTGCGCAAAAACCGGTCGCCCTCTTCCAGGAACTCCTTAGCCGAAGTGTCCGCCCAGGGGATACCGTCCTCGATCCTTTCTGCGGGACCGGCCCGATCTTCCCGGCGGCCCACACGTTGAAATGTGCAGCTACAGGGATTGAGATGGACACCGCTTCCTACGGGATCGCGGTGAAAAGAGTTGAGGGATTGGACAAACCACAGGAGTTGCCGGAATGAATACAAAAGATTTACCAAGAACAGCGGAATTTCTCAATGTCTGGCTTTACCAGCATTTCCAAGTATTTACAGGACCTGCAAGAGCTTATTTTGATTTATCTTTTCCTGTTACCATTGGCTTTTCCGGAGAAACACAACAAGCCTTGACTCATCATAGAGTAAATTATCTTTCACTTGCTTTCAGCGGCAGGCAAGAAGAAACTTGTAAAGCAATGGCAAGTTGGTTACGGACTCTTATTTCTCCTGAAGAATTTATAGATGCAATTACCCCACTCTTTATTCGTAAAGATTTTTCGTGGGAACGGGAGACGAAAGAAGAGCCTGCGTGTCTTTATGGACGAATTGCTTTTTGGGACTCTGAAAAAAATAAGAAATTAATGACATTACCTTGTTATAAAGCACAAGGTGCTCGTCCTCTGCCAGTAGAGTTACCCGAATGAAGGTTCAAGGTAGCGGACCAATCCCTTCTCGCATCATGCTGGTCGCTGAAGCTCCTGATGATGACGAGACGGAGAAAGGATATTACTTTGCCGCCTTCCGGGGAGCAGAACTTAATAGGATGCTCCACGAAGCCGGGATTATGCGTTCGGAGTGTTACACTACGGCGGTATGCAAGGTTCGGCCGCCGCTTGGTCAAATCTCTTCCTTCGTGGCGCTGAAGAAGAAAGACGTGGGACCAGCACACTCTCTCTTGCGGGATAAGTGGGTAACCAAGGAAATAATAGAAGGTTACAAGGAACTCCTGACCGAAATCGAGATGGTCCAGCCGAACATCATCATCGCCTTCGGCAATCTCGCAATGTGGGCCCTTACAGGTAAGTGGGGAGTTACGAAGTGGAGAGGGTCGCAACTCCTTACAGGACACGAGGGACAGACACCTGCACACTTGTCTGTACGGGGGGAGAGTCCAATAAAGGTAATCCCCACTCTCCCTCCCGCCGCCATCGTCAAGGAATGGAATCTCCGCGCGGTTGTCCTGAACGATCTTCGTCGGGTGAAGCGGCATATGACTTCTCGCACCTATGACAATCGGCCAACTTGGAAATTTAAAGTACGTCCTATCTTCGAAACTGTCTGGGATACACTTAATAAATTAATATTTAATTGCAGAGATTGTGTAGAACCAGTATGGCTCGACTTCGACATTGAAACTCGCGGGAAGGGTCACGTTTACATCGACTGTATCGGCATTGGCTGGAGTCGCACTGAGGCAATCTGCATCCCCTTCATGAGCCGCCAGAATAAGGAAGGATACTGGTCCCTTGAGGAGGAAGCGCAGATCGTCTTCATGCTTTACCGTCTCCTCACCCACAAGAATGTCCGCGTTCGCTGGCATAACGGCCTGTTTGACTCCCAGATTGTCCACCACAACTGGCACTTCATTCCTCGCGGCGGCCAGGACACGATGATCAGCCAGCACTCCCTCTTCGCCGCGCAGCAAAAGTCCCTCGGTTTCGTCGCCTCCATGTACGCCGACTGGTACGTCTACTGGAAGGATGAAGGAAAGATCGACTCCGAAGTTCCCGAGGAGCAACGCTGGCGTTACAATCTCCAAGATTGTGTCTACACGCGGGAAGTCGGGGAGGTTCTACAGAAGTCAATAGAAGTGATGGGGCTGAAGGAAGTAGAGGCGACGCAGCAAGCCCTCTTCTTCCCTGTCCTCCGCGCGATGCTGAAGGGAGTCCGCGTCCTTCCCGAACGGAAGGCGCAGATGGCGGTGGATATCGAGGAGGAGTTGTCCCACAGGGAGGCATTCCTCTTCAAAGTCCTCGGCCATTCCATAAATCCCGCCTCTCCGAAGCAGATGCAGACTCTCTTCTACGAGGACCTCCGTCAGCCGCCGATCCTCAAGCGTTCCTTCGTGAACGGGTTCGTGAAGATGTCTCCTTCCTGCGACGACGAAGCCCTTACCAAGATTGCCCGAAAGGAGCCTCTCCTCCTCCCTATCTGCAATGCAATCGCAGACATACGCACCCTCCGTAAGTATCTAAAGGACTTCGTCGGAATGCCCCTCGACTTCGACGGGAGGATGCGTTGTTCCTTCAACATAGCTGGTGACGCAGGAGATAAAGATGCAGAGAAAGAAGGAGTTAAATCCGCCCCCTACTCTTACCGACTTAGCAGTAGCAAGAATCCTTTCGGTTCGGGAGGAAATTTGCAGACCATACCTTCTGAGAAGTCGAAGTCAGCTGGCAAGGCGGCTGCTCGGGGAAGTATGGACTTTCAGCTCCCTAATATTCGTAGCATGTTTGGGCCTGACCCTGGTTTCACTTTCTTTGATATGGACCTGGATCGAGCTGATCTGCAAGTGGTTGCTTGGGAAGCTGATGATTCTACACTGAAGGCCGCGCTGAAGCTTGGAGCGGATATGCACCTTCTTAACGTGTATGGTATTGAAGGGAAGGAGCCGCCTCCCCTTGAAGAACTGGTGGAATCCCACTCAAAGTACTGGGACCATCGCGGCCCTCGGAAGCACCTTCGGGAATTCGCCAAGGTATTCTGCCACGGAACCAACTATCTCGGTAAGGCCAAGACAATGGCTGCTCACACTGGAAAGGGAGTTCATGAAATCGATCTTGCACAGAAGAAGTATTTCAGCCGGTACCCAGGCATTGAAGCGTGGCACAAGCGCATCATTGGTCAGGTTACAAAGTTCCGCTTCGTCGAAAACAAGTTCGGGTATCGCTGGTATATCTTTGACCGCATTACCGACGATATCATGCCAGCCGCCGTCGCCTGGGTCCCCCAGTCCACTGTGGGGATTGTCATCAACCGCTGCTGGATTAACTTTCACCGCGATGTGCCCGAAGTGCAAACACTCCTTCAAGTACATGATTCACTCGCAGGACAGTTCCCTACCCACCGGCGCGACTATCTCCTGCCTCGGATGCAGGAGGCTGCTCGCATCGTGGTCCCTTACGATGATCCACTAGTGATCCCCACGGGGATTAAAACCTCCGAACTGAGTTGGGGAGAATGCACGTGAAATACGGACTATTTAAGTGTGATGAATGTAATTATCTTACCTGGTCTCCTACACCTATGACCGTAGCTTTAAAAGTTCCTGTGTGTTGTCAGCGTATAATGCGCTTTACAGGACTTCTATCACACGAAACTTTGCAAGGACCTCTTCAAGCAAGACCTTTGAAAGAAGTAAATGTCGAGGAAATTTAAAGATTGGATACCCGCCTACCTTGAATACGCATCCGTCACCGAAGCCCCGAAGAGAATGCACTTCTGGGCCGCAGTGGGAACGATCGCAGGGTGTCTTCGGCGGCGGGTCTGGATTGATATGAAACGATTCCAGTGGACTCCCTCGTTCTACATCATCTACGTAGGGCCGCCGGGGATCGTTGCTAAGTCCACTACAATCGACATTGCCGCCGACCTTCTCCAGCAAGTCCCCGGAATCAAGTTCGGACCTAACGCAATTACCTGGCAAGCCCTCGTCACAGCGTTTGCAGGAGCCTCGGAATCGTTCGAGTATAACGCGGAGTGGCACCCGATGAGTCCCCTCACTCTGACCGCCTCTGAGCTTGGCTCCCTTCTCAACCTCCAAGATAAGGACATGGTAAACCTCCTGATCGAACTCTGGGACGGGAAGAAGAAGTATGAGAAGATCACTAAGATGAGCGGGAACGATACGATCGACGCCCCCTGGATCAATATCCAAGCGGGCACTACTCCCCACTGGATCGCAGACAACGCACCCCAGGCGATGATTGGAGGAGGACTGTTCTCCCGCTGCATCTTCATCTACGCAGACATGAAAGATAAGTATGTCCCCTACGTGGATGAAGTAGTGACGAAGGAAGATAAGGCCTACCGCCTCGCTCTGATCTCCGACCTTGAGCAGATAGCTATGCTCTGTGGTCCCTTCGTTATTGAGCCAGCGGCCCGGGACTGGTTCCGCGGCTGGTACGAGCCGTTCTGGAAAGATGCTTCCAGCAGGATGGACGATCAGATGCTCGAGGGCTATGCCGCCAGGAAGCAAACCCACATGCATAAGGTAGCAATGATCCTCTCCGCCAGTAAGAGTGACTCCCTTCGCATCACTGTGGACGATCTCCAGCTCGCCAACACGATGCTGGAAGACCTGGAGAAGGACATGCACCGGGTGTTCAGTAAGATCGGGCGGAGCGAGGACAGTATGCAAGCGGAACGCTTCATTGAGTACGTACGAAAGAAGGGCCGTATCCCCTACGCCGACGCTTACAAGATGATCCACGTCTACTTCCCTGACTTTCGGGACTTCGAAGGGATCATGACGGGGGCGATTCAGAGTGGCCAACTGATCATGGACGCGACCGCAACAGGAATGTACATCCGGGCGGCGAACCCACTCCCTCAGCCGACTTCGGCGGTGATTACGCCGGACACTCCGATTGATTAGGCACCTATTACACCAATGTAACGGACACCCGGATGAAACCAAACTCTATCCAATATCTAATCACCGTCGGAATGGGCTACTGTTGCGAGCATCGGTTCTACACTCTCTACCGCAGTCCCTCCCTCATCGCGGCCCGGCTGGGAGTCACTGCTCGAGCTGTGCGGAGCCGTCAGCAATTGTTCCGCGCGGGGGAGCTTTCCCGCTGTGAAGATTGCGCCGCGCGAACGCATCTTCCTGCCAAACCAGCCCAAGATTGTTGATTGAGAAAGCCCACCAAAGGCGCGATGTTTGCGCCGAGGTGGGCGGGACTACTCAGCGGAAGGAGAAGAGTGGGTGGCCGGCGAAACCGAGGAGGAGATTGATAAGAAGAATCACTCCCACTACCATCACAACAATCTTCGCTACCTTGGCGAAGGGTTCCAGCAGCCCCACATAGTCAATCAAGAACAGAAGGAGCCAGAATACTCCTCCCACGACAATCAAGTAAATGACTGCTTCCACCAGTCCCTCAATTGACATACTAACCGCTGCTGTCGCCGGTCCTGCCATCAATCCGAACAGTAATGCAAGTGCGTATTTCATACTATACTCCTAAGTTGCGCTCATGTTTTACCTTGGCCACGCTTCCAACAAGCTTGCCGCATCTATTTGCGCAGCATCGCCTTCTCTAACGAGTCCCCTAACTCCTGCTCTAAAGCGTTCAATTGCTCCAGCAAAGACTGTCGGCTCAAAACAGATTTCTGCAGCTCCGGCGGCAAGGCGGGGAGTGAGGGGAGGTCTACTGCGACTGGAATCTTCTGCGTCGCGCAGCCGCCGACGAGCATCATCGCGGCTAATCCAAGCATTAGTTGCTTTCTTCTTCCATTCATCTTCTCTCCTTCTATTGTTTGCCGCCGCTTGTTTTCCCACCGCTTCCGTTGTCCTGACGAAGACGGCGAGATTCTGCTCTGCTTGCACATATTCTCCATGATAGTAAGCAACCAGGAGACCCAGGATCAGAATAATTCCCACGTACCAGAATTGCTTCAACAGGGTCCAGTAAATCACTCCACCACCTCCAGCTCCCTGTCTCCTGAATTCCAGATTCTTTCCCTAACCATTCGGGGAGCAATGATACATCCTTCACTAGCCGTCCCTGGCTCACGAGTGGAATCTCCGTGGATTAGAAATCCTGATCTTCCGCACATGTTATTGTAAGCCGCGGGTTGCAGCCGCAGGACATAAGGACCATTCGCTACCGTATCTACTGGCGCTTCAATCGTGTAGGTTCCCCTTGGGAGTGGTCCGACGTTTCGCTGGTCCTGCGCGTCTGGATTATTCTTCCCTTCCCCCTTCCCTGCGTACCCAACACAAGCGATGAGTCCATCGTGTGCCAGCTTCCCCGATCGCTGCTCATAAGTCCAAGGCATTTTTTCTCCTAAGTATTATTTCAGTGGAAAGTTAGGTGAATCCTGAATCCGCCCAGTGATCCGCACCAGTATTGGACTGATGAACTTATCGCCGCCCCAGCTTGCGACCGCCGCAGCGATGAACGCAACAATCTCTGGACATTCGACGTAATAATACCCGCCGTAGAACGCGATATTCGCCGCCAAGAGCGCCGTAACGCTGCCCTGCACCAGCGCCAGCCGCTCGATGAGCGTGCCATCCGGCCACTTCGCCCATTGCGCGAGACTTGACGCCAGATAGCCTATGACGCCAAGAACCTGCACGGCGGCTGCGACAACCCAGAATCGGGTATCCCCGATCAGTGATCTGGACATCTGTTCTGCTGCTGTGGCGTACGGGAAGGCAAATAGGAGCAGCCATACAGAACTGGCCCTCATTACAGCATTCCTGCAAGTTTTTTACGCTCCATCATAATAGTCCTTTGCAAATCGGTTGTTTGTATTTTTGGATCGAGCAGAGTCCTGACTTTCATATTTCCATAGAACGCCCACGCGGTAAAGACGAAGGCGATCGGCACTTGGGTTAGTAACGAGATTGCAGTACGTTCCATCTGCAATGATAAGATAACCGATATCACATACACCCAGACGCACATGCTGAAAAATTGTGCTACGCATCGGAGACTGGTAGTGGTTAGTAGTATTGAATTACTCCATCGCCGCCCGAAGGCGAATTCCACACCCGCTACCCATAACTGAAAGCCGCCAACCATCGTCAGCGATACGCCCCACTGTACCGCCGCATCTACTTCCGTCAGTTGCCTTACGAGAGAGCCTGCGCCGAGCCAGCCCGCAAGTCCCCAGCCGATCATGATTACACCTAGTAAGATCTCTACGGGTAATAAATAACGAGATGCAAACATTCTATCTTTCCTTAAGGTTGATTGGAAGGTTTATTTGTTGCCTTCTTCTTCGCCTCCAGGCGGCGTTTTTGAAGGAGTGGATTAGCTAACTCTTTTCTTTTTCTTTCCTCAATTCTTTTCTGCGTCGCTTCTCTCGCTTCAATCGCTTCATTCCCTCCCAGCCCGATGTTATAGATTTCTCTCCCTAGGAAGGGAATGTTACGAGCATAAAGTTCCGGCTTCCCTTTCAGCGCGGGTTCCCCGACCACCTTCAAGATCGGCGGCATAACCATTCCACTCACCACTTCTGTCAAATTCCCCTGGGCTAGTCGGTCCGCGGCGTAGCGATTCATACCGAAGGCTTGCATGACATTCTCCACCATGTTCGAGCCCTTGAAAGGGTCGGCTTCCCGGAAGCTCATCCAATCCTTAATCGTGTCGGAGGGAACACCGAAGACTGCGTAAGAGGCTAGTAAGGTAGTAAGTGCCTTCGCTCCCTGCAGCATTTGTTTCGGGTCGCCAGAAGCAATCTTCTGCACCGCCTCTCTCCTAATCATATCAGTCTGCTTGATCATCCAGCTCTTAAGTTGCCAGGCAATCCGGAGATTAGGATTCTTCGCGTAATTGAGGGGCATTTCCAGCATGGAGATAGGTTGACGGTCAGCCAGGTCCCCGTAGGCAAGTTCCCGTACGAGGGGAGATTGCCGCTTCGCCTGCAAATCTGCTACAAGGGCAGGGAAATCCTGGGAGAAATAATCCCCCCATTTCTCTCTAAGTTTCTCCAGTCCCTTCGGAGTCTTCACCAATGACTGAGCCTCAGCAACCGTCGCGGAGATGTTCATCATCTTACCAATTCGATCAACTCTGCCGAAGACAGGGCGGAGGACGTGATGGAGGAGTTTTCCAGAGAGGCGCTCTGTTGATAGTTCCTCCGTAATCTTATTCCCAATCCCTAGATCCTCCGGCTTAAGTTTCGCCCCCCGGATATTCTGAATCGCTGCCTCCACCGTCGGGCGCACTCCGTGGTAAGCTACGACCATCAAAGAATCCTGGATCTGGGTGGCCGCCGAACTCAGATCCCCCAGTAATCCCAGGTTCGTCACATTACGAATATCTTGCAGCCAAGCCTCAGGAGATTTCTGTCCCTCCACGAAGAATGCACGAAGATTGTCTCGCAGCGCCTTCGCTCCCTCTGTGTCAAGTTTTCCCTCCTTCGCCAATCGTTCCACTATATTCCCAATGGAGCCATCCACGTCGGTAAACTTATGTTTCCCGCTCTTCGTAACCTTGATGTCCCTGCCGAAGAAGCGTGCGATTTCAATGTCTGAGACAGCACCCGAGACGTAACGCATCAAGGCGGCGCCGGGTTCTTCGTAGAACTTCATTAGTTCCGGCGGCACCTCCCCGATCTTTCTCCCCTTCGCATAGCCAGGGAGGGAGGAGGATTGTTCCGGCGCATACAAGTAACGGTTAGCCACAAGGGAGCGTTCTATTTCCGTCAGTCCCCGATTTTTCTTCTGCAGCATCTCCGTTTCCGCCAGGAGCATTACCTTGTCAAAACCTTTCCTTGCATCTTGACCCAGTGCGTTCTTTAATCCTTCGAAATCTTTTATAACTCGAGGAAAGTAATTCACCACGCCTTCTCCGAAACGGCCAAGGGCTTGTAGTTCCTTTTCCATCCCGCCGAGGAGACGCTCGACTGCAGTGTAACTTTCCCGCATCCCCGGGAGCGCTTTGACTGTCGCAGCGTCTCCATTAAGGAGGGCTTCCTCTAGTATATTTTGTTCGATTTTGGAAAGTTTTCCCGCTCCCTCTAGGAAAGGACGGACCTGCTCGGCGGCCGCTTCACTCCGCTGCCCGATTGTAAGGGGGACGGCACGAACTCTCCGTTCTAGTGCCGGGTCAAATCCTCGCAGGGTTGTGCTGATGTTCCCCATGTTGTTATCAAGGGATTGTCGGGTTCCCCTTGAACCGAAGAGGATTCCTCCGACCAGTGCTCCCAGGGCTGCACCGCCAAGGGTGGACTTGTCAGAGAGAGCAGAGCCAATCAGGCCACCAGCACCAACTGCAGCAATCCCTGCAAGAAGGCGGGGGTCGGCGGAACCTTGCTGGTTTCTATCCTTAAGAATACCTTTTTCGTAAGCCTTGATATCAGCAGGAGTAGCGGCTGTAATAGCTTTATCTATTTGTTTTTGCGTTAGGAATTTTTCGTTTGGATACAGTCGTTCCACCGCCTCCGGATGCCACATCCCTCCCTTCGCTTTAATCGCCCCCCCTAGCAGCAGCCCCACCGCCAGCCCCGGCGTCAAATCCTTACTCGCAGTAAACATCCGTGGCTGCCCCTGCCCATCTGGCATTTGATCTTGCGTTCCCGGAGCTTCCGGAAAAGGCATCTGCGTATCTCCCGGAGTACGATACTGCCGTATATTCGGGTAACCTTTTTGTTCTGGATTCCTGTCATCCGGCTGACCTAAGACCTTTCGAATCTCATCCCTCCACTCCATATAACCAACTTCATCTAGTTTTTTCCACAGTGCAGCAGCAGTTAAACCCGCAATTCCGGTCCCCGCCATTACTTTCAGCATATTCTTATCGATAAAGCCTTTCGCCACGCCTGCATTGACTGCACGGCGAAGTCCCATGATCTGCTCAGCACTTCGAAGGTGTCCAGGAGTAGTTATAATACGGTGAATTTCCGCAGAAGAAGGAACATTACTAGGAACCTCTTTTCCGAGCTCATAAGAAGATTCCCCGATTCGTGCATCTAAATCGGCCGCCTTTGCCTCCGCCGCCTCTTTCACCGCCGCTTTTCCTTCCGCTTCCTTAGCAGCCTTTAACGCAATTGCCTCATCCAATGCTAGATTAGCCCGTTCATCTAGTTGTACTTTGAGAGGATCGCCTTCTTTTTCTTTCTTCGCCAGGTTACGGTACTTTTCAACTTCTTTCATCTTACTCGCAATCGCCTGATCTGCCTTCCTCCTGGCGGCGATCTGTGCATCCAGCTCAGCCTTCCTCGCCGCCGGATCAACCTTCTTCCCAATCTCGTAGGGGACAGAAGTGTCCGGACCTTGTGGAGTAACCAGTCGTTCCACCGGAACCGTCGGCGCTTCTTTAATCGTAGCTGCAAGTTTCTTCACATCAGCAATTGTAGATTTTCCAATAGCTTTAATCCCTTTAACTCCCATCCAACCCATCAGTGCATTAACGCCCGCTTCTACATCCGCTTGTTGCAATCCAGTCTTCTTGCTAATCGCTTCAGTGCCGCCTTGAATCCCTTCCCCAATCGCGTGCATGATGCGCCCAAGTGCAGAATTTTCATACGCACTCACCAGCTCAGGCCCCTCCGATTCCGCAAGTTTCTTCAAAGGAGTAAAGAATGTTTCAGGAATTCTTTCCGATGCTGCCTTACCTGCAGCTGCCCGTTCAGCGGAAGTTAAAGTTTTCCCTTCCCGCTTCGCCTGTTGCTCCGCAGCCCGGCCTCCCGTTACGTGAGCAAGGAAACTAGCGAACATTGCAGGACCACCAAGGATCATATCTCCCCATGCAAGAGTATTTCCTTCCAGGTGAGTTCCTACATCTTTCCCCGCTTGTTTAATTACTCCCCAAGCAGATTGATCCCGTTTCACCGCAGCTTCCAGATCATCTACAGGAGGAGCTCCCATTGCTTCTTCAAAGGAGAGAATTCTGTTCCCTGCTTGACGCGCAGGAACGGCTGTTGTAGATTTCTGTGCAGGAGCTGCTGGTGCCATCGCCTCTTCAAAAGAAAGAATAGCCATCAATCATCCTCCTCTGTGCCAATCAGTTGTCGTTGTCGGGTGGAAGTACGCCGGGACATTGAGAGATTCCTAGCCGCCGGAGTGCCGGGTGCGGGTGTTACTTCTTCAAACATAACGTAGCCAGAACCAGGAATCTTTGGATCTTTTTTCACGTCAACAATCGCTCTAACCCTCGCACCATTAGCGAGAGTGAAGGTTTGTCCGTGATGTTCAATCTTGTAATCCTCTACCTTAACGGGAGCCGGCGGGAAGCGTTCCATGTCCTGGTAGCGTTCCTGTGCAGCTTTCAGTGCATCCCGGCGTTCCTTCTCTCTCGCTACATCGGGAGAGTCCGGTCCATCGTTCTTAATTCGCGCGTCGATAAGGCTATCAAGATTCTTAATCCGTGCTCCGATCAGTTTAATATTCGCAGCATTAACCGCACGGGTAGAGGCCGCCAGCGCCTCCTGGCGTTTCTCCGTCGCGGCCTTCAATTTCAGTTCCATCTGATCCTTCACCGTCACAGCGGATTGAATAATGCTATCCAGTTCTGCTACGGCAGCAGGCCCAAAAGTCCGGGGAAGATGGTCAATAGGCATTCCTTTCTCCGCGGCCTGGGCGAGCATTATCGCATACTGCTGTGGTCCCTGTTTCCCGTAGGTCGCCATCGCGCCGAGTTGGTCTGCTTGCTCCTTCCCTGCCTGCACTTCGTTTTTAAGTCCTCTCCAGGTATGATCAAAAGCAAGTGCTTCATCCTTTCGAATGTCCGCAATCCCTTTAGCAATCCCTGCAGTCATGGAAATGGGCGCACCACGTCTTTCCAAAAATTCTTGATACCGCAGGAGTCTATCCGCCGCCGACACCTTTCGCGCAGTTCCCGGTCGAGAAGTATTCGCTACGGTCGCTTGCTGGCCGGTCGCTTCAATCCCTTCAATCTCAGCTAACCGGGCTGCAGCTTCTTCCTGCGAGAACTCAGTATCCAATGCTTGCTGTTGTCGAAAGGCCGCCGACTTCAACTTATCCTGATCCGCCTCCGCTTCCCACCTTTGAGCTTGCGCTTCCAGCACTCGTTTTTGTGCTGGCTGCTGTTCAATCTCCCCAAGGGTCTTAACCGCATCTAGCCCCGACTTCAGATTATTCTGAAGCAATTGCTCCGACGCGAGGATTCCTGAAGGGGCACCCCAGAGTTCTGACATTAGCCACCTCCGCTCATGCGCTGGAGAAGCTGGAGAAGTTGTGGGTTGATCCCATTACTCCCGCCGGTGAACTGATTAACTCCAAAGCCAATGTTCGCCAAGGCGCTTCCCATCATCTGATTACTTGCTATAGTGCCTTTCAATCCAACGTCCGCTCCTTGCCCGGCCAGTCCCCCGAGTTGCGCGAGTCGCTGATTGTACCAGTCGGTCGAAGCATTCGCTGCAGCTACGGCGGCCGCTCCGGAATTAGCTCCCATCGTCGCTGTCGCACGAGAGGCCGCCCGTTGTCGGAGTGCGTAGGCGGGGTCACTCATTGCCATGCCGCCGGGATTACTCAGCAGCGCAGTAAGTTGTTCATTCGGAAGATTCCCTCCCGGTCGCATACTCATCGCCTGGGATTTAAGGTCGGCGGCATTACTCATTTGAAGGAGTCCACTCCCCACACTCATCCCGGTCTGGAGAAGAGAGCCCGGAGTTTGTTTCTTCCAAATATTTTTTACCCAGTCAGACATTCCACCACTGGTGCCTCCTGCGCCAGCTCCACCTGCAATTCCTCCTGTTCCGGGCGTCTGCATTCCCCAGTTTCCGTCAAAGAAAGCTTCGCTTGGTCCTGCATCTCCTACCATACTTCCCCAACCAGAGGCACCCGAGGCAGCCCCTCCTAGTCCAAAGTAATTTCCACCATACCCCGTCATATTGGAGATACCTGACCCCAGCCCATAACCTTGAAGTCCTCCTTTAAGCGCTCCTCCCCATCCACCTTCTTCTACTATCCCTCCTTGCGCAGCTCCTGCGATACCTGCTCCAACTGGACCTCCAAGGGCGAACCCGAGCGCAGGGAGAATGTAAGAACCAATACCACTACTGAAGAAATTTCCACACATCTTGTTCTCCTAATGAGCTGCTTTGAAGTAACCGCCCAAGGGGATGAATCCCATCTTCCCAATGAAGCGGTTAGTCTTGTCGATAGCGATCCCGGAATTATTAACCCAGTTAATCGCATCAGGATGTGCTCCTAACTCACTAGCGCGTTTCTTGTAACCCTCGATCAAGCGGACAGCGGAAGAGCCCCCGCGATGCTCCGGGAGAACGTAGAGAGGAAGATTGAATGCTTCCTTATCCGCTCCAAACCACATCTCCTGCACCATCCCCAGGCAGACTCCATGGATCGGATCGCCTGCAACTAAAGCGATCCCTCCCGGTGCCTCTAGAAGCCACTGAAGGAAAGAAGCTAGTTTCGCCGCCGAGAAGTCAAATACTCTCACATGTGCTTCCGCATGCATACTCCGCAGCACGCGAATAATCGCAAGTATATCTGCTGTAGTTGCGTCTCGCACGGTCATACCTGGTACTGGAAATCAAGCGTTATTGTCGTACCGTCGCCACCCAGGTACGTACCGTCGTACTTAACAAGGTTATCCACAAAGCGTGAACCGTTCAGCACTCTACCAAACATCAGCACGCCGGTGCTGTGTCGAGCCATAACGACAGATTCTCCGACAGGAGCAGGTAGATCAGCAGGCAATGTAAACTTGATTGATCCTGCTGCAGTCCCGTTTGTCGTGATCGTAATGGTAGCCTTGCAATGTGCAAAATTACCTTGCCGCTGATACCCAAGTGCGGCGCTTACTGTCGTGAAAGCATTAGTGTTGGCGGTAACGGTTGGCGCGGTTACCAGAAATGCGTGCTCGTAAACGGATACAGTTCCTGTAGCTGTATTTGCCAGGGCACCCGCACCTGGGTAAGTTGTTCCACTAATCCCCAAGTAAGTCCACGCGGCACTGGCAACAAGATTCCCTGCCAACATCGTAATACCAGTAATGTTAGCAGAAGCGGTTGCGCCGCCGATCAGGGAGACATTAGCTCCGTGCGCTGTACCCATAAGAGTCATCCACTTAGGATTTGTCAGGGTGAATGCAGAAGAGTAGCCTGTGGAGGACGAGGAAAACTGGATCAACTGAGTTGCCGCATTTAAGTTAAACACGCCTGTGTCCGTAGCAATACGACTACCATCCACTGTCAGATCTGTAATAACAGGTGTGCTTGCGTCGGAAGAGATGAAGTAAGAAGTACTCTCTGTATTGAAGTTACTTAACTTAAACACGCCCGTCGTGTTGGTGTAGCTGGCGAACAGGAGGGCGGGAGGGGCCGCCGAATCAGGTCCGGTAGGAATAACATTCAAGCAATCAAAGTTCACATCATTCGCTTCCCCGGTAACGCAGATCATAGCTGTGCAATCCCAAGTCTCTCCCCCATTCATTCCGAGCTGGCCTCCGAAAATCTTAACCCCGGCGACATGTTGAATCTGCAGATGATAGATCTTAGCATTACGGGAGGAAGGACGAAGGCAATCATACTCGATTGAAATTCCTGGATTATTCCCCGTTATCCTTCGGTTAATCCCACTCCGTTCAACCAGTACATCTTCGTCCATTGCGTAGTTGAATAACTGGAAATCAATTCCAATACTAGCGTTGTCCGGTGTGCCGGTCGCACGAGTCACTCTCATGGACTTAATCCCCGAATGAACGACTCCTGTTACTGAAGGAGCATCTCCAAACTTAATCGCAGGCGTCACGGCCAGGTCGGAGATAATGATTGACTGTACACCAACGCCTTGTAGTACGACTCCACTGGCCAGCACACTTAAGGTGGCGGAAGTCCTGTAGGTACCTGCAGGGAAGAATACTATCCCGCCCAACACACTCGCGACAGCAATTGCCGCCGCAATCGCCGTATAGTCATCCGTTACTCCGTCCCCCGTCGCACCGAAGTCTTTCACGCTAATCACGTCATTCATCTTCGCCAGTGCAGTGCGGGTTGCAGCCCCAGAGTCTGCCCGCCGATATTGCAACAGGGCGGCTCCTCTCGCAGCGTTATCTGCACCGTAGCGAAGATTGTTAACGTCATTCAACCAAGCGGCTACGATCCTATTCGCAAGAGAAATATCGTAGTCAACAAAGGTAGTATCAGCCATTACAGTTCCTTAAATGTCAGAAGAGGCGTTGTAAAAAGGACTCAGGTAAGCAGGAGTTGCACAACCCGGCATAGCGAAGCCGGGGACCGCACTACTCCCGTTCGGCGTGCAAGTTGCAAGGAAAGTATCCGCGGGCATGGGTTGCGTCCAGGGAGGAGTCTGCACATCCGGGATTGCTCGAACAAAATCCTGGGGTTGCCGCGCCTCCCAATGCTCCGGGCAAACGTAGTAACCTTGCCAATGTTTCTTGAGAGTAGATGCCTTCCGCTTCCTGCCGCATTCGTAGCAGACTGCGTTCCAATCTCCCAGCTCGAGATGATCCGCGCGACCTACCATGCTGGAATATACCTCAGCGTTCCATTATCGTTAATCCCAATCCACTTTGTGGGATCGCCAGCGGCTGGTGCATTTGTAAGGGTACCCAGGGCGGCGGCCGCTCCATCAGTCAGGGCAGTACTTGTAGTAATGAAGGATGCTCCTCCCAGGCCAGTGAGCGCGCCGCCGGTTACAGTGAAACCTCCTGTTGCGGAGGCTACTGTGATGTTTGCAGTTCCGTTGAAACTCACTCCGCCGATTGTCCGGGCGTTCTGGAGTGCAGTAGCGGTTCCCGCGTTTCCTGTAATATTGGTCTGATCCCCCGTGTTAGTTCCGCTGAGATTACTTCCTGTAACTGTCCCAATCGCCGCCACACTTGCAGGGGTAATTGCCCCTAGTGCCAGTGTGATTGCAGGGGTTGTGGTAGGATCGGCTACACTTCCCGATACCCCATTTGCGGTTACGATCGAAACTTCTGATACCGATCCTGCACCGGTCGGCCCCAGGACCGACACCAGGTCAACAAACCACTTCAGCCAAATGGGATTGAATTGCGACTTCCCTGTCTTCTCATCTACCAGAACGGGAGAGGCGTAAGTTGGCGGCGGCTGAAAGTTCGACATTACAATGTCCCCAGGGCAAGTTGAAGTTCAATAGCTTGGAGACGCAGAGGTGTATTGCACTGGTGCCGCATATGATAAGCACGCCGGCGAAAGGTTCCGTTATTCACAAGGGAAGGCCGCTGTTGACCCATATCCACTTGGCGGAAGTTCGACCATTTCCTGGGATCGTAATCGTTATCATTATTCCTTACCTGCAATACACTTCCCGCAGTCTGATCCCCAATAAACCACATATTACCTAGCATCTTTTTCCTGGCGGTCCCCCCGTCAAAGTTAGGAGTATAAAGATCTACCGTGATCCCTTCCCCATCATCTGTATAGTAGAGAGCATCCATAAGATATAACTTTCCATTCGTCTCATGCTGAAGGATCTGTGCCTCCCCTGCCGCGAAGGTAGTGGAGACGATTGGAAAGTAATCTCCATTCGTGTCAGTCCATTGTGCCCAATGCTTATCTGTCAGATCATACACAAGGGTGATGTTATTGTTCTTCAACGTCAGCCCATAGAAGCGATGGCCCTCCCACTTGAAACCGAAGGAAAGGACGGAGGAAAGATCCGCCTCCCCTAATATCCGTTCCACCGGCTTGGTAGAAATTGGTGTCGCTTTCAGATTATCCAGAATCACTACTTGAACAGCCGCTGACCGGTTCGTGGCAGCCCAGATCAACTTTCCATCGATCTCCTGTACACTGTCTTGATTAATGCACCCGTAGTCTATCTTCGCTCCTTGCACCGGACCCAGGGGGCTTCCAGTCGCAAACTGTGCATCGTAGAATACCTCCGTCGTCCATTGCTTGAATACAATGGCGTAGACGAGTTGTTTCGCCAGCGCCACTCCTCGATCAGGTTCAATCTGAGCTGTAATGGTATTGAGAAGATCGGTCCAATCTTCCGGAGTGTTAAGATCATCACACCCCCTTACCGTCGCATCGGGGGCTAGAACGTAAGTGGTTCCGTCCAGATAAGCCCATCCCTTCCGAAAGGGAGTAGGAAAATTAACATTACCTCCCCCGTCAATCTGTACCAAGCCTGCACCACTATCGTAGTTATACGCATGGACTCCATTCCCCAGTTGCAATCGCGGGGTAGCGCCGAGACAGGAAGAGAAACGGTAAACTCCATTAGTCGTATCCACTGCCCCCACAATCGCCACGTCATTCTTATACAGCGTTGCACCCTGGATACGGTAAATATCTCCCAGCCAGTTATACACTCCGTACCCATTTCCTGCAATAGTAGTGAGGGTCTGGTCCAGTCCCGGTCGCTTGTATATCCAAGTTTCCCCTGTCTGGTCATTCTTCTCCACATACCCATTAACCAGTTTCGCGTCCTTATCCAGACTCTCGCTCCGATTCTCCGGCTCGAGAACAAGGGGGAGGCGCTTAGGGAGATCTTCTGGAGCGGCTTGTTGTGCCATTAGCGGAACCTATTTCCAAAGTACTGCCCACGAGAATCCACTTCAAAGCGAGTAGGTGCATCCTCCACATCCCAGTCTTCCAGCATCGCTCGATACACCTGCGCCCGGCCGTCACAGCGATCAATTACTGCCTGGGGCTGGCCGGTTGCAAGTTCCGCTGCCAGGGCCCACCGCAGAAATATCCGCCATTCCACCGGAAAGTTAATTGTCTCCGTGACCGCGATGAAATTTGTCACCTGCGTCTGGAGGAGCAAGTGGGCAGTTCCCGTAGCTGCAGTTGCGTCAGGAATGAGCCAGAAGAATACACTCAACTCCGTCTGCTTCTTATTCACGAAGAAGGAATTGAGGGCACCAGTCTGTGTGACCTGGGAAAGACGGATGTAGTCGCTCCACGCCAGAGGAGTGAGGGGACGCCGGTTCCCGCTCGAGTCTAAGTAGTAAGCTTCAATCGCTCTCGGCGGCTTCGGCATCACCACATTACCTGTAGGGGAGAAAGTATAAGTTCCCTGCCCGGCCACGAGGGGAACAGAAGTATCCACATTCAGCCACAGCTTCAGTCCCTGCGTCTGCTCCAGATTAATTACATCAGTCAGCCGCCGCATCCCGTCCACTACTTGCTCGGAATTAGGCGACTGACCTTCTTGAAAGAGGCCTGCGTCAAAGTAGGCATCCTTGATAATCGACGCAGGAGTGTTATCAGCAGGTGCGGTCATGATTGCGGATTCGGCCGATCACGCTTTTCCATCCACAATACGAAGCTCGCGCTCCCAATCACTCCCTCTACCGTGGTAGTAGTAATGAGTAATTTCCCATCCGAGTCCAGCCCCATCGGTGCATCAGAATTATCTCGGATGCCGCCGAAGAATCTCCAGTCATGCTGATTCGAGGAACCGGGGGCAAGGGTCCAGAACGGCCAGGGCGTCGTGGCGTTAAAGGCAAGCTGCACCCGCATATCCGACAATTCATGCCAAATCTGTTTTACAATTAAATCTTGTCTTGCGGGCATAGGAGGAGACAGTTCCGTAGTCGGATCAAGGAGCACATAATTCGTGAGCTCCCCTCCTGCTCCATCACTTTCTAAAATTACATGAAGGGTCACATGACTTGGCCCATCCATGATAAACATTTTCTGCACGACGTATGCCATCACAAACTCCTATCGAGGCGGAGAGGAAGTTTTCTTCCTCCCCTTCTGGCAATTAACTTATACGGGAACTTCTACCCAGGTGAATGAACCCAGACCGGTCATTACAGTTGTAACGATCGTGAACTGGATGGCGGAGCCGGGCGCCACAATAAGGCTTCCGTTAAACTCGCCAGACCACATGTAAGGATGGTCGCCTGTTCCGCCGGTTACCCAGATGTTACCTCCCACCCATTTAACCGCGACTGCGGCGGCCGGGAGAGTAACGGCAGAACCTGCGCGAGCTGCCGATTGCGTGCCAGCACCTGTACCATCCGCAGCTTGCACAATGATAGGAGTAGTGTTAGTAACGGCAGTCACGTTCGCAGGCATCAAGGCAATGCCCAGATTACCCACGCCAGTTCCCACAACGGAGGAAGCGTATCCCCAGTCGACCATTACAAGCTTCTTACCCGAACCGACCGGATTGAAAACGACCAGTCCGGTCGTGGTAGTAGCTACCGCAGTTAGCGCAACCGCAGCAGTATTCGCGGCGGTGAAGACTTGACCCAAACGATTATAACTTGCGACGTCGAGACCCATTTCAGTATTCCTTTCAAATTAAATATTGTAAGCGGGGAGAATAACACCGGAGGCATCCGCAGTGACTTCGTAGAAATTCTGGTAGAACTGGAAGCCTGAACTTGCGGTCACAAGGATCGCAGAAGCAATTGCGCGAGCGCCGTTGACGAAGTTGTTACTAATGATCCCCGTATTTGTAGTAGCTGTGGTAATCATCAGCAGTCCCGTTGCTGCATTCGCTCCAACAAACACGCAGCGATTACTGTCAATCCACGCCCGCGTGAGAGTCTTCGTAGTGGTGGATAGCAGGATCAGGGCGGAGTTTGCGGCGATTGGGTTGGCGATGAAATTGCCCTGGATAACCAGGCGTTGAATATTCCCCGCTAGTGTAAACGGTGCGGTTGCTGCCGTCGTCCCCAGTCCCAGAACGCGATTGTTGGCGAAGTAAAGCCCATCCATCGCATTGTCAGTGCTGCTGCTGGTGATGACACTCAACGCATTAAGCACGCTGGACAAGTCCCTGAATTCACATAATTCCACGTCAAAGTCATGTGGACCTGTCGTAATCGTACCGGAAGCGAAGGTCTGGGAGACACTTACCTGATAAACTCCCACGCCGCCGGTCGTGCCACTAATCTGACTCAGAATCGTCGTGCCAGGAAGGATGCCTGTTCCCATGCAGGAAGTACCGACGTAGAGAGTGCCGGAATCTACGACAGTAACCGTCATAATTCCACCGCCGCCTGTTCCCAGATTGTTCGTGTTCGCGGCAATACTCGCTGTCACACTTGCACTAATTCCGGTGAAGGTCGAAGCAATGTTTGCGAAGTTGTTCACGAACAACAAATTCTGCAACGCTACACCGGAACTTCGTACAGGAATATTCGCGGTCGTCGCAGTGGTAAAGGTGAAGGTCGGTCGCAGGACACCTGCTCCCAGTCCAATCACTGCTACTCCTCCACAATTCAGCGAGAGAGTCGTCGCGTCTGCAATAGACTCCCGATGCCCCGGCAGGACGAAAACTATATCCCCCCGACCTGACTGACAAGCAGTATTAACCGCGTAATTCAGCGTGGAGAAGGGATCAAGAAATGTCCCCCTATTCCCATCACTTGCGGCTTTTTGGTTTGGATTCAGCACAGGGCCATTGCCGACATAGAACACTTGTCCCGGCTGCATTTGCGTAAGCGGCATGCCTCGGACACTGAGTCCATTAGCAAAGCCTTGCGGGAAGTTAGTGAAACTCCCAATCTGTGTACCACCCATTTAGATCTCCTAAGTGTGACGAGGGTTCTAGCCCCGCCAATGCGTATTGCCTTACCGGTAGTGCCGGTACACTCTTGCTGACTCGTCAGGCTACTTATGTAGGCACCCGTTACACCGTCGTAAGGGATGCCTATGATAAACAGTCTAACTAACGATCAGGGTCCATTACTCCCGTAGATCCCACGTGGATCAGTACAACCTACTGAAAACCGCATATACGACGCAGCTTTAGCATTTTTTGTATCAAAGTCGTTGTCCTGGTCGAACATCGGCTCGTCCCTCCAGAAGAAGGTCATACCGTTCGGAGCATTCGTCCGCACAAACCAAGGATGAGCACTGGTGAAATAGTGATTCATCTTGATCCCTTCGGGGAACGCATTCGTTGCCTTCAACACGTTGATGTTGTTGTTGGCTGTGTTGGATTGCAGGACCGACTTCAGTATCCGATTCGCATTGTACCACTCTTGCCGCGAGATGTGCAGCGAGCGTGGCATAATGTTTATCAGCAGCCCTGTGTCGTTCGTCGCACCCATAATCTGGATGGTCAGATCTTCCAACGCGGCCTCGGACAGGTCGGCGGCGGGAGAGAGCGCATTACTGAACGTCCCTCCTGTCGCATTCACGTGAGCGGTGGAGCAAAGGGCCGCCCCGTCCGCCGTAGTGAAATAGGTCGTGCTGAACGCATTGTTGTAAAGGAACGCCCCTACATTCTCCACTGTCTGATTCATAGAGAACGCATTCGCCTCGGCCCGTCTCGTAGCCACTTCCTTGTAGAGGTTATCTCGCAATTCCTCGAAAGTGACGATATAACCCAGGGCATACGCAATGTGCTGATACGTAGAGACTGCACCTTGCACTTCCGAGTCATACGTTACAGGCGAACCTTGCGGCTTGACCGGCGCCAACCCGAACGGAGTGATTTGCACACCCTGCTCGTACGCCTTGTCGGAATTCCGAATCTCATAGAGGTCCGTGTATTCCTTTTCGTGGGAGTTATAAATTTGCCCCCACGTCGTGTAAACCCCAGGCCAGAGTAGCTTGGGGTGACTACCAGTATTGATTACGCCAGCAGGCATCTCATTTCTCCTTTATACGCCTGCGGCACCAGTGCCGTGGCCGAGTTCATGCACGTTGATCTGAACAAGATGTTTGGCGTAAGCTCCAAACACGTTTGTCCCGCCGGGTTTCTGGGCCAGGCCCATCAGGCGGAGTTGCAGGGTTGCGGTAGTATTCGGGATCGCGTCAGTTGCACTCGCCAGCAACCAGCCGGAAAGATAACCGTTACCTGTCCCGCTCACACCAATAGTGTTGAGGCCAATGTCGGCGGCCGCAAGGGCCGTCCCGTTCGCGTTCTCTTGAATTTCGAAGATCACGTTCGGATCATCCACTACCGCAGCATACCACACATTCGCGTGGGAAGCCGGACGATAGACCAGATTAGGGCTGTTGATATTCCCCACCGACACTCCACCCGGCGTTGCATTAGCACTCCCACTGTCAAAGAGGCCTACAATTACACCCCTCAGCGCGCCGGTAGTTGCCCCCCGCGCAATCCCCTGAATACCAAAGGCATCCGAGGTCCCGCTGCTAATCACAGGATCACCGATATAAAGGGCGGTCCCGTAAGCTGCAGCAATTGAATACAAGTTTGCTTGGCCATTCCAAGCCGCCCCGTTCAAGTATTTGACAGGGGAGAACCCAGAAGGCCGATTTGCATTAGCCATAACGTCTCCGTTCGATTAAGAAGCTCTTCGCTTCTTGTTTGGATTAAATAGGTCAGGGATACTCGTCTTTTTCGGATCAACGTAGCGATGTTGAGTGTCCCCGGCAGCGTCTTTCTCCGCTCCCATGAGTCCTCCACGCAGCGCCGCGGCAACCTGCTCATTCCGCGCATCCACCAGTTTCTGATCTTCCTCGTACCACTCTTGCTTTATCTTCATAAGGATCAACCGAACTGGTTGCCCATCCTTTCCTATCTCTTCCCCAGAAACCTTACTAACTTGACTTCCCATATCTGTGTTGCCAGACTCCGCGGAATCGCCGCCGAGACTCGTTGCGTTCAGTCGCACATCCCGCTGATTCACAAATTCGTAGCCGCCACTGATGGCACGCTGTATCCGTTCTGCATCTCCCCGGAACCAATGGAGGTGATAACCAGGGATCGGGGGGACCTCGAGCTGCTGAACCGGCACACTCATAGGTATGCGCTTACGCTCGGCGGAAGAGGCACTCTTTGTTGCGGGACTTAAAGGTTGAATGGCCATTTTCTACTCCTGATAATAAAGGTCTGCGTAGGCTTTATTCCACTCAGCCTCCGTCTTGTACAACTTATTCGGACCGACAAAGTTACGCGCGTCAGCCTTACACGCCGCCTTCGCATCCGCAGGAAGGGACTCATAAGATTTCCCCCTCGCTCCTCCACTGCCGCCACTCTGTCGAGTTTCTTCCACTCTACTCCCTCCGGGGGATTTCTTCAGTCCCAAGTCTTTCTCCGACTCCGCCTGGACAGCTTCATAGAACTCGACACCCTTGCGCAGGTCACCCGCAGCACGCAACTCTTCCGCCACCCCTAACGCATAGGAAGTCGCTCGTTTATTCTTCCCGAACCACTCATGGTCCTTCGCCCAGTCGATTAGGTCCTGTGGCGGCGTCCAAGTCTTTGGCGCCTCCTTCGCGACTTCCTTCGTCTCTTCGGCGGCCGGCGCAGCATTCAATTCCACCATCTGTTCCGTCAGTTCCGCGACCGCCTCATGATCCCCGGCTTCACTAGCCGCCCGGAGCGACGCCTTCACTTCTGCCTTCGCGCGCTCCACGGCCTTCTGTGTCGCGACAGAGTTCTTCAGTTCAATCTCTTCCAGTGCCTTCGTGGCGGCAGCTAAGGCTTCTTCCGTCTTCGCCTGACGCGCTTGCAACACTTC